TAGGCTATCCGCATAAGCTGTCTTACTCATCTTTCAATCTCCCGTAGTGATATAAGATTTATCCCATACATAAACTAAATAAAAAAATAAGTCAACCCCCCGCCCCAAAATAATGGAGCGAGGGCCGTGGTCAGTGTTCTGTTTCGTCTGCTTCGGTGATCATTATGGCTGCGGTACTCATGCAGGAGCCCATGAACCCTAATGCGGTTGCGGCGTTTGGTGCGCCGTTGGCCATTCTAAATATAATGACCTGCATTGCACCACCTAGTGCGGCTCCGCTGTTATAACCGGCTTGTTCAAACCGGTCTAACAGGTCTTCCATTTCGTCAGCCGCAGACTCGAAGTCGTCTTTAGATTTATCCACGTTGTATCCTTTCCCAAGCGGCTTGAATTTCAACCGCTCTTTCAACCGCCTTACCTCTGTACTTACCTTCAGAAATTATACGAGAAGCGTAAAGTTCTACTACTTGATTAATTTCCGCGACGGCTGTCGGCCAGTCTATCCGACGTGAATATTCTAAAATTTCTTTCCTGCGATCCATGTAGCATCTCCCGTGGTGCCCATATGTTAAACCAGCAATCAGAACAAAGGAACCGGTTACCGTCCTTTGCGGCAGCCGGTTCGTTACAGTTATGACAGCGGGTTGCACTCAGCATCTTTATCACTCTTCTATGTTAAATAAAGTGCCGACTCTTTCTGCCCTGTCAATCAGTTTGTGCATATCTGAAACCCAGATAGTTTCTGGTCCTTCATACTGCATTTCAGTTCCAATCTGATGTGCGATTGACTTTAGCTCTTTAACAGCCGCCAGCATTTCTGGCTGTTGCGCTGCTATTTCTTGGATAAGAATTCCGCGGTCCGCGATTTCCTTTGCCCGTTTCTTTTCCCAATACACACAACGCTCTTCATGCGTCATGTTTTCAAAGTTCTTTTGTCTACCCATTGATAACTCCCGTGTTAGTATAAGGTTTATCCTATATACCCGCATTACTACATAGTGTCAAGCACAAAAAAGCCCCCAGAACACGAGGCTCTGAGGGCTAACTACGGGAAATGTAAAGCTTGGGGGCTCTACAACCCCATATATATGCGATAGTGTAAGAATAGTCAAGACAAATCTTCGTTAAATATCGCTTTTTCTATCTCTTCGTCGGTCATGCTATCGAAATCAAGTTCTTCAAACCGTTTTTTCTTAACGGGTTTACGCTTCACAACGGGTTTTTCTTTTGGAACCTTGTCAGCAATAACTTCTAAAATTTCTAAAGTTGAGTATTTATGACCACACTTCAGACATAGACGATGGCGGCGGATGTTATCTCCGAACGGCCTACTGTTATAGACTTTAGTCTTTCCCTGACACTTCGGGCATATCATTTCTCTCTCCCTGACAGCATTCAGATACTACCATTTTGCACACGGAACATTGGTAATGCCCGTGGACCTCGACTGGTGAAGAGACGGAATGACAGCGCGGGCATAGCCCATCGGCTATTAACCGGCCCATGCTGCCGTCTCCTTCTTGAATGGTCACTTCTTGGCCTTTGCAGGACGGCCACGCTTCTTTTTGACAGGGGCCTTGCCGCCTACCCACGCTTCGTTGACCGCGGGAGTCGCTTTGTTGTCTGCCCGCAGACGGCCCTTGTCGTCTCTAGCCCGCGCTGGCTCAGAGAAAAACATGGGAAAAAACATACGCAAAAACTTATCTAACATAAATATCTCCTCATAACTAAGACTTATCGCATACCATAGTTAAAAAAAAGGGTCAACTAATTGTTTTACGGTACACGTTCCACATAACGCGAAGCTGACCAGATATTGTCCGGCCCTCTAATTTCGCTAATTTCTTGATCTCTTCGTACACTTCGATGGGTACGAGGACGGATTTCCACTTGGTAATGTCCATATATAGCTCCTTATGTAAAGGAATATATAAGATAAACTGTTATTATACAAGCAAAAAAGGGCCCCGCCGAAGCGGAGCCAGTTCTAAGGGAGGATTACCATGAATAAAGTTACGATGCTTCGCCCCAACTTGGACCGATTTCAACGTCGCATTTACTAGGCACCTCTAATGTTACAGCATTTTCCATAATTTCTGCAATTTCTTTTGCTTCTTCACGATTTTTCACAGACATGGCAATTTCATCATGTATTTGAATTAACGGGATGCGGCCAGTTTTGTAAATGTTTACCATAGCTTGCTTGGTCATGTCCGCTGCCGACGCTTGAATCAACCGATTCAAAGCTTTGTAGGTATATGCCCGCTTGAGACGGGCTGTTTCACCATACTCATCCCGTGCTTGGTTGTATGGCAGGGCTTTGGACATACCAAATGTAGAAGGCTCCCACAGATCAAATCGGCACTTACGTCCTAGTATAGAGCTAATCGCGCCCGTGCTTTTGTCTCTGTTTAGGTGATCCATAACTCCATTCATCAATCCTTTAACAAATGGAACGCGGTCATGGTATTGCGTGATCAAGCCTCTGGCTTCTTCTACTTCAATATCTAACTGAGCGGCCAGCTTGTTGACCCCCATGCCGTACATCATGCCCAAGTTAATCGTCTTCGCCTGTTTGCGATTGATCGACGCCATTTCTGCCACCATCGTATGAAAATCCATATCAGGATTATGTCTATAAGCATTTACAAACTCCTCCGCCCCTCTGAATGGGATTCTGTTTTTTGAATTACCCAGAACGTGTGCGTAATGAACCAAGATCCGCGGTTCTTGTTGCGAGAAGTCTATAGCTGCCCACTCCTCACCTTCTTCTGGTAGAAACAGACTGCGTATCATTGGGCCAAGCTCTGGGTCGCGGGCCGGTATCTGTTGTAGGTTGGGGTTAGACATTGAAATGCGCCCCGATACGGTCCCGCCGTCGTCCGATCTGATCTGGTTTATGTGACTATGTATACGGCCATCTGAGCGGCAGTGCTTCATAATGGTATTAATAAACGTACCACTGGTCTTGTTCAGGTTGCGGGCTTCGACTACCAGCTTGGGAAACTCATGCGGGTGGTCAGACAAAAACTGTTTAGTAAAAGACGGTGCGCCTTTTTCTGTTTTTGGATAGTCTATGCTTAGTTCTTTAAAAGCTATGGCTAAAGATTGTGCCGCCCATATTTCTACATTGAGTCCTGTCATAGCTTTTATTTTTTTTAGAACGGCTTGTTCTCTTTTAAGTAACTGGTTCCGTGTTCTTTCAACCCTGTCTTGATCTATACGGACTCCGCGCCATGTCATGTCGATCAGGCATGGCAGAACGTCCAGTTCTAGATTAGCTATGCTCCACAAGTCTTGCTTGGTCAGTTCTACAGACAGATATTTCCACAACTCCAGCGTTAGCGTGGCGTCACCTTCGGCATATGGGCCGACATACATGGCGGGCATCTTCCACATTTCTGACTTGGGGTCGAGACCGAAGCTTATTGCGGCTTCTCTTAAATCTTTTTCAACTTTTACCTTCTCCAGATAATCATAGGCTACGTTGTTTAAACTGTAACTAAACCTGTTCTCATCAAGTAAGGACGCAACAACCATTGTGTCGATTATCCGCCCGTTGATAGTAAAGCCCATACGGCGTATCCAGCCCGCATCATATTGAGCGTTGTGCATGATTTTATCAGCGGGGCATTCAAAAACTTTTTTGAGCCATTTGTTGACTATGCGCTCATCCAGATTACCGCCGTGCTCATGGCGTATAGGTATGTAACCAAACCAGCCGTCAACGGCTATGGCATAGCCTACAATCTCGCCGTCCCCCGTTGCCCATCCGGGCCCGTTGGTCTTGATGTTGGGGTCTCGTGTCTCCACGTCAATGGCAATTTGTTTGGCGTCGAATATGTCTGGCAACTCAGCCGGCGGCACCCACTCTGACTTTGGCGGGTCCATATGCATTTGAAGGGTCATGTTACTTCCTGTAAATAGTTACCATTTCAGTGCCGCGGTCCAAGACCTTCCAGCCGTCTTTCAAGTAAGAGTCAAGCTGCTCTACTCTAATAAAGCGTATTAGCTTGTCTGTTTTACTTATCTTTCGTTTCTTCGCCACCCAGAGCTCCATATCCGCAGATGTCTACCCAGCTATCCTCGTGGTCGGTCTTCATCAGCCGTGCGGCTTTGACCATGAGCATACACAGGACAAACTGCTTCTCAGTTACTTCTGTTTCCAGAATAA